CTGTTATATGGTAAGAGTAAAAGGAAATAAAAGGCACATGATGCCCTGGCCTAAAAAGGCAGCTCTACATTCTCTTTCACATATAAGACACCAACGAGACGCCGGGGAAAGACCCGGAGGAAATGCCCGGCCTTATCCGGGTTTTTTCTTGCCTGGTCCTGGGCCAGGGTACGCACAAGAACGCAAAAATATATTCCAGATCGCAAAAGGTCGCAAAAATACACCCAGCTAGACGCACAAGGACGCACGAGAACGCAAAAATTATTGGATGGTGGCTCTGTGTGTGGGGAAATGCAAATAAATAGCTAAAAAGTGCAAATTTTATTTATCCGTGTTTATCTTGTGTGTTGTGCAATATTGTGTGACTTCTATGCATTAATGTGCTAATCTATGCTTACATTATTGGAGGAACTAATGCACAAAATAGAAGCCATTCAAATTATAGGCGGTGACTTATCCGCTACAACTAAAATGCCATGTAAGAGTTTTAATCTACCGGCATGGGAATGCAAGACTGGGAGCAAGCTCGCAAAGATTCCAGGATCTGTATGTTTCAATTGCTACGCCATGAAAGGAAACTACACCAGATTTCCATCGGTTAAAAAGGCTCAATACAAAAGACTAGGACAACTATTCCATTCAGCATGGGTTGATGCAATGGTTACTATGATTGAAAAAGAAAACAATCCATTCTTCAGATGGCATGATGCGGGTGACGTTCAAAGCGTCAAACACTTCAACAACATTTGCGAAGTCGCACGCAAGACACCAGAAATAAAACATTGGTTACCTACGAGGGAACACAAAATAATAAACGACTACGTTAAAGCTGGCGGTATCATTCCAGATAATCTAATTGTACGCATTAGCGCAACTATGGTTGACGATAAACCCTCTAAGACTGCAAGCCATACATCCACAGTTCACAATCAATTAGAACCCATAGGTTATGAATGCCCAGCACCAAAACAAGATGGTGAATGCGGTGACTGTCGAGCTTGTTGGGATACCAATGTTAAGAACGTTTCATACAAAGAACACTAAAGGAAAGAAAATGAAAACATACCATATCAGAGTGCGTGAAGAACGTGTAGGTTATTACACAGTAAAGGCCGAATCATTAAACGAGGCTGAGAAAAAAGCACATTACAATTTAAGAGGCGAGATAGGTGGGGAAATAATTCCATCTGTAGACTTTGTTTTGATCCAAAAGAATTCAAGTAATGCAAACGGCTAAAGACCTATTAAACATATTCAAATACACATTTGCCGGGATAGTCTTTTTGGCTGTCCTGGTTACTGTGCTGATCTTATTCTTTCCCTATTATCTGGGTAAAGAATTTATACAATTTTTCAACAACAAAAAAGGAGAAACCAATGATTGAAAAAAATGCATTCATAAGTGAAGAACGCAACGCTTACGAAGAAGAAAAACGCAATTTATATTGCATTTGCGGAAAACTAAAAACCAAGTGTGCAGATTTGTACGCACATACAACAGGGGGTGCATGATGGAAGATTTTGTAATAGATATACAAATCAACGTACATGATACTGATATAGAAGATACGCAAATTAAAACTTTAACTGCGTCTGTTCTTGAAGATCAAACTTTAATAATGGTTATGGAAAATGTTGCAAAACATTTAAACACACATACAACTGGAGGCGCATGATGTCAGAACAACCAATCACGCAAGATGAAAAAGAAGAACTCGCACATGAAATGTTGTGGGAAAACCTGGTGAACTCTGGGCGAACTGCATTGCTCAATCTAAATACAATCCATGTTTGTTACATGACTCTACGCTACGCAATAGATTTATCTTTAGACGCTGCGCCAGATGAAGAAGAAGCAAAACGAATGATTGAAGATGTAATTCAAGATGTTTTAAAAGAGAGGGAGTCCGACAATGAAACTAACTAAAGAAAATTTTAATAAAGTGTTTGATTATATTGATGACCAAGTTAATTCAACAAGTGGAGAATTTGACGAAGAAACTAATATCGTTGATGCAGTACAAAGAACAGTAGAAATTATTAAGGAGTCCGACAATGATACTTAGCGACAAAGAAAAAGGTTTGCTTTTGGATCTATTGGCCGTTCATCCCGGCAATCCTTTAGCCAGCGATCTACACAAAAAAATAGATGAAGAACGCACTACTGATAACCTGGAGCAAGAAATACTTTCAGCTCTTAAAATCAATAAAGATGTTAATTGGATTGAACATGATGCCAATGATGAGTTTGATAATCTAATTACGTTTGTTAAAACTTTATTCAGCAGATACAGGGGGAATAACTAATGAAAACTTACATGGTCAGAGCGGAGAGAAAAACTATTGGTTACTACCATATTAAATGCAAATCTCTTGAAGAAGCTAAGAGACAAGCAAGCTATCAAATGGATGTAAATCCGCAAAACTGTTTAGAAGAAGAAAAGTATGAAGAAGTAGTTGTAGGTAGAGAACCTATGGTAATTGAATCGTACAACGAGTTTATAAAGGAGAAAACCTAGTGCCAGATGATGAAACTAAAATAACTGAGTTACTTAAAATCTTTCATTCACTTAACCAAAAAGATCAGGAATGGGTAGTCCAGATACTGCCCAGGATCTTAGAGATCAAAGAAGATGACAGACAACATTAACCCAGACCATTACAAAGATAGTGAGATTGAATGCATAGACGCAATAGAGTCTATGCTCAGTCGCGAAGAGTTCACCGGGTTCTTGCGCGCAAGTCACTTTCAATATATGTGGAGATACAAAAAGAAAAATGGTGTTGAAGATTTAAAAAAAGCAGATTGGTATCTGAATAAATTAATTCACCATGAGACTAATAACAGGAGAGAGAATGACATTTAAAATTGAAAAGAACGTGCCAACACGCAAGTTCTACAAAGAGTTTACCGATGCTTTAGACAAGCTGGACGTAGGCGATAGTATTGGTGGCCTAACTAAAAAAGAAATGTATAGTTTCAGAGGCAACTTCTACACTAGAAATTTTGCGGATCGCAAGTTTACTTTTAGAAAAGAATCAAATAATAACTATCGCCTATGGAGAATAGAATGAACTTAAAAGAACTAGACCAGGTATGGAGAGAGACTTGCCCAGAAGAAGCTAATGGATTAGTAAGCAAACGCAAACGCAAGATACCAAAACAATGGAAGATCATGTTGAGTAACTACAACAGAAGAAAAGAGAGAATAAAAAATAAATAAACTCATGCTATGATTGGCTCTCATGAGAGAGCCAACGTTTGAAGAAGCACTTCAAGAGTTAGAAAATACAATAGAAAAACTAAACTCTGGAGATCTAAATCTTGAAGATTCCGTGAAAGCATTTGAAAAAGGAATGAAGATCCAAGCCTTTTGTAGACGCAAGCTAGACAAGTCTACTGCTCAGATGAATCAGATACTTCAAGAAGATTAGTCTCCTCCAAGTCCGCATCTTCTTCCAACACATCTTCCACCATATCCTCTGCCATATCTTCTGGAACTACTTCGACCTCACCCTCTATGACAATCTGATTCTCTCGGACTAACTCCTGTAACCTAACCTCCAGCTGCTCCCTACTCATGTTATCAATCTTATGTATCTTCAGCTCCTTCCTATCCACCATCAACCCAGCAAGCTTCGCCCTAGCAATCTCTGCCGTAACTGCTGGACCATATGACCCATCTGCCAATGCAACATCTCTAATCTCCCCCAACTTCTTTGCAATCCCCTCATAAGTAATTTCATTCTTAGTTCTCTGTACGGCCTTCAACTGCCTAACCTTCTCTTGCACATGAGCATACTGTTGATCACTCAACAACCTAGTCGCTGCTACTCCAGGATTCTCATACCCGGCAAGATGGGCACACCTCGTCTGGTTGTAATCTTGGTACACCATCAGGTCTACAAATTTTTCTTGTTTCTTTGTTAGTTTCTTAGTCGTCATAGTAATGATTATATTATGTAATATTCTGTTTAATCTATGTCTATAGAAAAGAACCTATCTCTCCTACAGAATAGGTGTGTTTATACACCTTTCTATAGTTCTCTATAGAGATGCACATACGCACAGCTGCACATACCAGTGTTAATGCACCTTTCAGCGGTGCATGTGCATATGTGCAGGCATGTGCAACTGCACAACCGCACACCCCACAGAATCCCTTAAGGATGTACCTTTCAGAGGGGCATGTGCAATTCGCCCTTTTGCCATTGCACAGCCGTTTTATTGCATAAGTTACGCACTCATTTATACACTTTTTATACACTTT